GTTTTTGTTAAGGTTCGCTGGTGCGATGTTGCCGATCCAGCGGCGATAGACGTAGGCGGCGGCCTGTGCGTCGCCATCGTCCGCCATGCCGTGCCTGTCTTCATATCGCGCGCGGCATGAACGGGCGTTCTCTGTCAAGATCGCTTGGCCAATGGCTTGCGGGTCTGCATTATGGTCAACGAATTGCAGATAAGCGGTTGCCAGAAAATCGGCGTGGGCATCGGATATCATAAAGCAGCTCATGATTGCACCGGTGCGCTTGCACTAAACATTCCAGCTATATCTGCGCAGGCCATGTCCAGTTCCATTATACGGACATTTTTATTCCCGCGCTTAATCGCCTCAACTTTAACGGCCTCTGCAAGTCGCTTGTCGGTTATGCGTTCACCACGGACAACTTCGCAAAGAAGTGTTTCAAATTCATCTCCAGGCGCAATGCCCCAAACGCTAAATTCCATCATGATTGCACCGCCTGCGCCTTGGCATGGTCTGCCAGCGTCCCATGACTGCGAAACGGGTAGCGCGAGGTGCCCAGCGCAGCCGCCATCGCGGCAGGTGAGGCGAATCGTCGCGTCGGTTGTATCTTTGCTAGTTTCATATCTCGGCCTTTCTTCGCCAATGATTGTTTAGGTAACTAGTAACCAAATAAGATACTATTAAAGGCAAGTCAATAGGTTTTTTTTCATACGCCCAATCAGCCGTGCAGCGCGCCGCCGGCGCGCGGTGCGCACGGCTTCATCATTCTCTCTCTCTATCCGCCACAAAGCTGTGTTTTGGGGCGTGGCGCTATGGCTTTGTGCCGCTGCACCCGCACCCGCACCCGTTGAAACAAGCAAGATATTGGGCCGATTTTTGGCTGTTTCTGCGGGTCGGGGGGTGTTCTAAATGTTCTGCATTGACTTATCGTTATATGTTGTTTTTCAATATCTTGGCGTTTTGTTCTATCGTTCTGTTCTATCGCCGATTTTCTCCATGTGCGTATGTATGTGTGCGCCTTATGCGCGCGCGACGTGCAGAACGCAGAACAAGCGCCTGATTTACGTTCTATTACATATACTTAGACCGTTCTATGGATAGAACATTTAGAACGGCGGTTGATATCGCTTGCAAGATTGGTTTCTCATTTGGTAACTGCTTCGGCCTATGGCGTCATGCGTTCCGACTTCGGCGAATATTCTAATGGGTGGAAATTCCGGTTTCCGCTCTCGATGGGTGTTTGGTCGGGGTGTTTGTCGGGATCGGCAGAATTTTTTGGGATCGGCGCGCCGGATTGGTGCGCTCGATGGTGCTGGTGTAGTCGTTGACCTGGCATATCGGAACGGGTCGCGCAGCTCTCGGGCTGTTGCGGCCCGTTTCTTCGAAAGCACGGATTTCTGCGGGTTTCAGCGGGTCGGCTGTCGCATCGTCGCATGGCCAGCGTCGCACGGTAGCATGAAAAGCGAGAATTTCTGCGGGTTACAAGGTTCCGGTCGTCTAACCGTTAGTTATCCGTCACGCTGGCCGGTCGCTGTTGGGCAGGGCGGGGTGGCCTTGATCACGCGGCCAGATCGGGCGGGGGGGGTGCCCCCTTTCGCGACGACGCACGCACGCTATACCCGTCGCGGATGCGCAGGACCAAGATTTCAAAAAAGCGCTCCACGCACTTTGCCAAGCAATCACAAGGTTTCGGAGGTCGGCGAACTTCAATTCGTTCAAACGGGGTCGGGGGTGCGGGCGGACCGATTTGGCCAAAAATTAGCCGAAAACTGCGGTGTTTCCGGTGGAAGTGGCGTGGATGCCAAAGGGGTAAGGGGTAAAGTCGCTGGGCATGTGCCTTCCGATGTAGCCGTGGTCGCGATGCTATGCGGGGCGGTGCACCGTGTCAACTGAAGTTTCGAGCCTTGAAGCGGCGGTGCGCGAAACGGTGATTGGAGCCGGTTTTTTGGGCGCTGAAACGACAGCAGAGCAGCTTGACTTATTGCGCGACAAAGATGGTCGGTTGCCGCAAGATGCATATCGGCAAGTGCGCAGCGGTCCAGGGCGTCGTCCAGGTTCCACCAATAAGCTCAACCGCAAAATTGCGCAGATGGTCGTGCAGGTCCACGGCGACCCGGTAATGGAGCTGGCCAGCATCGGGTTCATGCCGCTTGACCAAATGGTTGAAATGTTGGTGATTGCCACAGGGCAAAGCAAGATCGAAGAAAAACTGACGGACATGGCCGAACGCTTGACGGCCAAAATTGAGGATTTGCAGGGTAAAGCGAGTCAGGACTATCTGGATACACTAGGTGAGCTTGCAGACAGGGTGTTTGATGCAATCCGCCGCTACGCCATGAAGCCCGGCGACTTGGCCGAAAAGGCGATGAAAATTAAAAAATCGGCGCTGGTCGATGTTGCGCCATACGTCTACGGCAAGCAACCGATCGTGGTCGATATCAACAAGAAACCTGACGTCATCCTCAATATAGCCGGATTGACTAACCCCGCCGCGCTGGCGGCGATGGCGGACGACACAGAATTGACGATGGAGCAGCTGCAAAACATGCAGTTTTTGCCGTCGCATGGTGGGCCGGTGCAGGATGCTGATTATAGCGAGATAGCCGATGAAGGTTAAGCCCTTCATCGACAATGCGCTGCACGCGCTTATGGCGGCCAGCCTGATAACTGGGCCGATACTCGATCAATGTGCAGAGGCAATAATCGAAGCCCGCCCGCTGCGCGATATGTCGAGCAATACGGTCGAGCAAGCGCGGCAAATTCAAGAAGCTGACCGGATTATTGAGCGGCTATCGCAAATCGACATTGCCGATATCGAGCCGGATGCCAAAGGCCGCTATGGCGAATTGCTGGCCGCCAGCAAGGGCCTGACAATGAATTGGGTGGGGCCGGTTGCGCATGCGTTCCGGTCGGACAAGGCGGCGGTATCAACGATTATGGGGCCTTATGGCTCCGCCAAAACGACGACCTGTTTCCAAAAAATCATCAATTCGCTGATTTGGCAACCGCCCGGCCCGGACGGGGTGCGGCGTGCGCGCTGGTGTGTGGTGCGCGATACCTATGGTCATTTGCAATCCAACGTCATGGCCGATTGGTTTATGTGGTTTCCCAAGACCAAGGAAAATTACAACCAGACGACCAATACCCACAAATTGTCATTCGCCATTCCGCAAGCCAATGGCGATATCATGCGGCTTGAGCTGGAAATACTTTTCCGCGCGGTCGATAATCAATCCGCCGAAGAATTGTTTAAGGGTATGGCGCTTACTGGCCTGTGGTTGAACGAAATGGACACCTTGCACATCGACGTGTTCAAATATGGCTTCCCCCGCGTCGGTCGATATCGCGCGCCGGGCACACGGCTTGGGGGCTGGTCCGGCATGATCGGCGACATGAACGCCCCTGCCGAAGATAACTGGACGTATGACTTTAACGTCAACAAGAATATCGGTTTGTCGCCCGAACAAATGGACGCCTACCGCGCAAGTTTCGGCGACAATTTCCGTGTGACGTTCCATGTGCAGCCAGGTGGATTATCTGCCGGTGCCGAAAATATCGGCAATTTGCCGGTCGGATATTATGAGCGCATCCAGATCGGTATGACCGAAGGCGACAAGCGCCGGTTTATCCATAACAAATTCGGCGCGGTGCGCGACGGAAGCCCGGTCTATGCCGGTTACAACGATAGCCGTCATTGCATCGCCGACATGGCGGTCGATCGCCGTTTGCCGATCTATATCGGACTTGATGGTGGCAGCACGCCCGCCGCCCTTTTCGCGCAAAAAACTGCGAAGGGACAGATCCGTGTCGTCGATGAAGTGGTGATTTTCAAAGCCGGTAAAGACGATGTGCTCGATAAATTGGGTGGCAAGGAATTTGGCCAAGAGTGCGGCGAATATTGGAACGATAATTTTGCCGGTTGTAAGCTGGGTGAATTGGGCTGGGCCGACCCTTCATGCTGGTATGGTGACAGCGAAAAAAATCAGGAAGATCGGGCATTCATCCATAAGTTCGTCGCCGGATTCAACGAAACTGCGATTGGCGTTAAGCTGAAAATGAAGCCAGCGCCGGTTAAGCAAAACCTGATTGGACCGCGTATTGAGGCGGTAGCTGAAAAGCTGAAAGGCGATGCAGAGCCGGGATATGTGATTTCGGACAAGTGCCGCAAGCTACGTGAAGGCTTTAACCGCGGCTATGTCATGGTGCGCACGCAATTCAGCACCGGCGGTGGTCGCTGGAAAGATCAGCCGGTCAAAAACGATTGGAGTCACATTCACGACGCGAACCAATATCTCGTGCTTGGCCTGACCAAGTTCGAGGGTTGGGAAGATGCCCAAGCGGGGCAGGCAGAGCGCGAACGTGCGCGGTCGCGGTCGCGCGTCAAGGTCAATTACGGTTCGGGTCCATTTGCACATCAGGGGTAAGCATTATGTCGAAAGCGTTGCCATTTCTTTCACCAGTTCTGGCCCTTGCGGGGGCTTTCAAGAAAAAGCCCGCCGCACAAAAGCCGGTTTACGCGCAACCAACAGCTACGCCGCGCAGCAACAGCGTGGTCGCTAATGCCTTGGCAGGCCGACGTGGCACAATCGAAAACCAGCGCACAGGCGCGGGCGGGGTGGAGTCATCCACCGGCAAAAAGACCGCATTGGGCGGATAATCAGGAGTGAGTGATATGAGTAAAGCTAAAGTTGAGGGCGCTGCTGTCGCCGAAACACAGGATGCCATCGTGGCGGTCGAAAAACAGGCTGGCGTTGATCCAGCAAGCATCCAGCAAGAAAACGCCGCCGAAATTGAAAATGCTTTGCAAGCTGACGTAGCGGCGGCACCGGCAAAGGGTTCTGATGTCGATCTGCTCGAAGTACAGCGACAAGTTGCTGACTTCACAGAGTCTTTAATCCCGCTTGCAAGATATCTACGGGATGAGGCGTTCTTGCCACCCGCAGATGAGGCAATTCCCGTCGCTATGATCGCCGATGCCGCGTTGCGGGCTTTGCAAGAAGCAAAAGCCGTTGAAGTCGAATTGCATAGCCAGATCGAGGCGCTCACGCCCGATCCATCGCAACTGAAAATCAAAAAAACAAAGCAGATATCGGTTGCCAGCAAGGTCGATGATGAAGAATTCGAACGTGCAACGACGGTCGTTTTTGGAGACAGCAACGGCAATCTGATCACCGATTTGCCACCATTGTCGTTTTCGTCGGACAAGTTCAGCGGTGCCGCGAACGGTCGCACGTTGAATGCCGAAATCGAATTCCCCGTACATGCGCCGGCACGTAGCGTCGCGGCGGCGTTCTTGGTGGATGCCAAGGGCAAAGCGCTGTCGGTGTGCGAATTTGTATCGCCTTTGTCGGTATCGGGCGGTGGCAGTGCGCGGATCAACAGCGGTTCGTTGCTGTTCCGGGCGCCTAAAAAGTCAGAAGCGGAAACCGGCGCAGCCTAAAGGCAGCAATATCATCACAGCAGGAGCGGTAACATGATCGATATCAAACAGGCGAAATCAGCGCAAAGCCGGATGGAGAGCAACCGGTCGAATGTCGATGCCCGTCGTTCTGAAATCGCGCCGCTCCTGCTCGATGAAGAAGGCCATTTCCCGACAATGAGCCGGATGGAAGGCCAATATTCCAACAATCGCCGTTTCGATAGCTATCCGGCTTTGGCGTTGCTGGATGGCGTTGCGGGTTTTGAGGATTTTGTCATGCCCAAGGGGCAGCGTTGGCAAAAATTTAGAGTTCCGGATGAAGCGGTTAATAATCGTCGTGCGAACCGCGTGTGGCTGGAAGCGATGGAAGGGCGGTTATTTGCGCTGCGCAACGATCCCGAAAGCGGCTTTGTCTGGAACATGCACCAATCTGCGTGCAGCCTTTTTGCCTTTGCGATGCAATCGATGTGGCCTGACCTTCGCCGTGACCAGCGCGGGCGGGCTGTTGGCCTGACCTATGAGGCAGAGCATATTGACGGGATTTATCTGGAGCTCGACGGCGCGGGACGCCCATATCGGATTCATCGCAAGATCATTTTGTCGGCGCAGCAGGCGATGGACAAGTGGAAAGACAAGTCCCCCAAGGAAGTTGTCGACGCCATGACGGGCCTAAACAAGAATCCTGACCGCGATTTTACTTTTGTTCATTGCATCGAAAAAAACAGCCGATTGCTGACAGGCAGGCTTGATGCAGCAGGTATGCCATGGCTGGGCGGATATTATCTTGAAGGCGGGGATGATAATATGTTTGCGACGGGTGGATATGAAACCCTACCGCGCATTGTCAGTTCGTTTGATCGCGGGCTTAACCAGCATTATGGCAAATGCCCGGCAATGTTCGTGTTGCCGGAAATTCGCGCGTGCCAGGTCATGAAACAAGACCGCGTTTTGGCGGTCGAGCAAAAAACCAAGCCGCGAATCATTGCAATGGACGATGCGCTTGATCGCGGTATCATGAACCTTGGCCCTTATGGTGTCACCTATGGCGGGCTGGACGAGCGCGGCAACCCCACGATGCAGCCATGGCTTGAAGGCGCAGACTTAACCGAAGCCGCCGCGCTGCACCAAGAAGAACGCGAGATGATTGATCGCGCATTTTACCGCGACCTTTTCCAGATCAACAAGGAGTATAAGACCCATATCACCGCAACGCGGACGATGGAGGAAATTGCCGAAAAGGGCATATTCCTCGGCCCGTTGGCGCGGCAGGAAGATGAATGGCTGTCGCGCATGTTGCCGCGCGAATTATGGTTGATGGAGCAATTGGGGTTGATGGACGACATGCCGCCAGAGCTGCGCGAGTATTTTGCGCAGGAAGGTGGCATTGACGTCATGTACGACAATAATCTGAGCCGGATGCAGGAAGCGTCCGGCGCGGTTGGATTGTTGCGCACCGCCGAAATGGTAACGTCGCTTGGTTCCATTGATGCCGAATATGTCGAGGCATACAAGCGCGCCTATGACCCGAACATAATTGTCGGTTGGCTGGGCCGCAACAACGGCATTCCAGCGATGTTAGAACGCAGCGACGACGACAAAGAAGCGTTCGACAATGACAAGGCGATGGCCGCGCAAATGCAGGAAGCATTGGCAGCCGCACCGGTGATCGCCGACGCGGCGAAGAATTTTGCGCAAGCGGAGTCAATCAGTGTCGCATGATGCCGGTTTTTTTGCCGATGCGCACCGCCCGCGCGCAAAAACCTCGCCGGGCGAATTGCTGCGCGCCAAGGAAACGCGGCGGATATATGCCGCCTATCAGTCGATATTTGGCTTAGTCGATGGCAAGCTGTCCGATGATGGCCAGATCGTATTAACCGACCTGATAACAGCAGCAAATTTGGGAGAAATGAGCGGCGCGCTTTCGGATAGCGAGCTGCGCGAATGGTATGGTCGTCGCAAAATTCTTTTGCACATCATTAACCGTCTGGACCGCGACGGCACCAAGGCCGGTCAACTTACGCAACAAATCAGGGAGTCCCTAACATGAGTGACGCATTATCAGGCGCATTGAGCGGCGCTGGCACCGAGCAGCAGCAGGACCAGCAACAGCAACAGCAACAGCAACAGCAACAGGCGTCCGCCTTTCCTGCATGGCTCGGCGAAATACCCGCAGAACTGCAAACCGACGATATGAAGGCGCGCGCGACGCGCTTTGCGCAGCCAGTCGATATGTTCAAGGCATTGACCGAAACGCAGGATTGGGCACGCGGCCGCGTTGCCTTGCCAAAAGAAGGCGATGCCACCAGCTTTGCAGAGTTTGCCGCCAAGGTCAGGCCGGAAACCGCCGATGCCTACAAGATCGAAGTCAATGACGGAAGCGGCACTGAATTGGCCGATGCATTTAGGCCTGTTGCCTTTGATGCAGGATTACACCCCGAGCAGGTGAACAAAGTCGTCGGATTT